CAATATTGCCACCATGAATCACGTCCACATCTGTTGACTGGTCAAATCTTAATCTTATAAATTGATCTGATATTGGTTCTGAAGTTAAGTTTGTAATGTCTGCTGGTAAAGCAGTTTTACCAACAGCTTCAAAAGTAATATTGGTTGATGTTGCTGATAATTTATTTTGAACATTATACGAGAACACCTGGATCGTGTAGGTTCCTTTCCTGCTGTTTATTATCTCAAAATCAGGTCTAGCAACTTTTTCACTAATAAAGTTATCGTTACCAAATCTGTAATTAACTTGATATTCTGTAACACCAACTATCGGTTGCCAGCTAATAATAATCTTGGATACAGCCTGATTATTAATAGGAAATATTCTTTCTACAGCATTTACAGCAGCAGGAGGTTCAGTTAGTGCATTTAATTTAGATACTGTTCTAGCTGGTAGTGCTTCGCCATCCTCAATAAATGCGTACTTACCTTCTACGTAAGATAAAGCTGTAATTGCATAATTTATACCATCTTGCTCTTCAACTGTTATTACTCTGAATAATTGTGACTGCGTAGTTACGTTTGATATAAGCCAGATCGTATTTACGTTAGGAGTTTGAGAAAAAGCGGAAGTAACAGTTATAGTCCCATTTGATACAGATAAGATTGTCCTACTTTCAGACGTTCCATCGGGTAAAAGTACGCTTAAAGTTGCATCTCCTACAGGGTTTCCACTTGCGTCTACCGCGAAATCTGTTGCAGAAGTATCATCGACGGTAACAACAGTTGTGGAAGTAACGCTTTTCAATCTTCCTCCTCTTCTTACCCCTGCTCTCACTGGATCTTGTATTTCTATGACAGCACCAGGGCGAACAATTACTCCAGAATCTATAGATGTAGTAAAAGTACAAACTTCACTTTCATTATTCTCAGCAAATACGATTGCTTTAGCTAATCTTCTTGCTTGTCCCCTGGAAGTACAGCCAAATGCCTGTACCTTTTTGACAACTGTACCTATTTTGGCTATTAAATCTGTATCCTCATGTACTTCAAAGTCTATTTCCTGGCTATCCATGTTGAAGTAAGAAACAGATACAACACTATGTCTTGTCTTGAGACTACTTCCTGCGTAACTAAATCCAGCCTCTCCCACATTCGACAAGTTAAATAAATAACTTGGGTCGGTTGGCTTGTCTTGTGTAATTGTTATCGAACCAGCAGACCAGATTGGCATACATCGCATTACACCAGCTAACTCATTTATCAGTTCAAACGCTTCCTTTGAACTTTGAATATTTACATTGCAGCTAAATCTGGCTTCCTGTCCTCCTTGTCCATCATCTACAAGTGTATTAGCAAATTTACTGGCATTTACGAAACTAAAAAGATCAAGAGAACTATCTGTTATATGATCTCCAAATCCATATCTACTTGTAGTTAAAAGGTCAAGCAGAATCATGGCAGGACACGAACACCATGTAGCTGCTCCCATGACTCCATTAAAAATATAACCATCAGGATAAACAATACGACCAGTAGCAGAATCGACAGTAGGAGTACCAGAACTAGATGCTCCTGCACCTGGAATCCTTACTTTTATTCCTCTAATCCTAAACTTTCTATCTGGAATAGAACTGAATTGCATTGAATCCAGACGCAACGCAGTGTACGCACTGTTGTTGTAATTACGAGCTTCTTCTACTATTTCGCCAAAACTTGTCCACTGAAATGTGTCTTGAACATTAGTATCTGTTGCATCATCTGTAACTCTACTTACTCTAATATCTACAGGAAATGCACCCGTTAGTTGTATCCCATAATCTCTTTGGTAGGCATCTCCGCTTCTACCTTTTACAGTGTCAGTTACTACAGTGGTAAAACCACCAGAGTTATATTGAACAGCTATAGATAAACTAACTTCAGCACCGAGTAAATCTCCTTCATCAGTTGCTCTTTGTAGTTGCGGAAAAGTAACCGATACCCTTACTTTATCAACATTAGTATTAGTAATTTGTCTGGTTACAGGACTAGCTTTTGTTACTGTTACACCGACATTTGTTGTAGATACACTGCTATCTATATTTGGGATAGGAGTTTGACTATCGACTCCAAAACGAGGAGTAAACGTTACATTCTGGAAGTTTCTATCTACATCTTGAATATCAGTAGAATCTGCTGATGCTCTGATGACAGGAGTGTCATTTAAAAATACGTCTTTTAATGCAGCATTATTATATGCAGTTGTACCCTTTGTCCTGCCTTCTTTTGAAGCAGTAGCAAAACCTTCTATCTCTCCTTCAGATATTAGATCAAGAAAAGTCGCATACTGCCTACTATGTAGAGTATCAGGTTCTCTGGTAGGTTTTGGAGGTGATGGATCGCCACCTTTAGCACCTCTAATAATACGTTTAATATCAGTCATGCCTGTACCTGTTCAGTGTCTACGGATGCACTAATTACAACCGATCCAGTGAATATTTCTCCGTAAACTATTGGAACTGGTGTGCCAGCCCTTGATGTATTTTGTATGCCGTTAAAACTAAACGATAGTCTAGGATCTTCGGCTGAGTCAAAGTCGCTTGGTTTAGGTAAAGGAGTTAGCATTTCCGATACTCCAGTTAGCACTAAAGCAATACCGATATTTCCTGCAAATGCAGCAAAACTAAATGCTCCAGATGCAGTTGCAAATCCTCCCCCTAAACCACCTGGTCCAAGACCAAAACCTACAGTCGGATTTATTATTGCAAATCCGATAAGTACAGCACCTAATAATATCTTCCCTAATCCTCTACCAGCACCAGTGATTACAGGAATTAAGTGTATATCCTGCTGACCTATTGGATCTCCTAGTTCAGTTTTATCTAACTCGTAATCTCCAACTTTTAACTTGTAATATCTATGATTCATGTGTTGCTCAATTCCAGGGAAATTATTTATCAAAAAACTCATTGCATGAGCTAATGTGTCTGCTTTTATTTCAAACTCTTTATGTCCTACAAACTTTGCAAGCTCTCCATATAATTTTATTTTACGAAGCATAACGATACCTCTTTCCAGTACATTTTAATAACCACGGAGAATATGGTTCTCTACAAGATAGTCTATCGGTTAAATGATGTAATACCTCATCTCCAAGAAAAATAGCTACATGATTTAAAGTTGAATCTAAAATACTCATTAATAAAACATCTCCAGATTGTAATTTTTCATCTGGTCTAAGTTCTCTGAATCCTGTTCGCCAAGCATAACTTTCAAACAAAGGATCTTTCATAAACTCTTCTGGAGTGATAGGTCTTTCGTAATCTTTCAACTTTATTCCCTTTTCTTGTTTGTAGTAGTCACGAACCAAAGACCAGCAGTCTGTTACACCCCATACCCATTGTCTGCCTAGTAAAGGTGCTTCATATCCCTGTGGCTCATAATACCCCCACTGTTTTGTTTTTGGATTGACTATGTGCCAAGGTAATCCACTTTGTTCACAACTAACTTTATCTGCCTGACTAGCTATCGCTGGAGTTGATGGGTGACTGTGTACAACTGCAACTATGTCTCCTAAATTATCTGCTTTTACATAATCTTCTGGGTCGAGAATAAAACATTGATGTGCTGTCATTGATAAATTACGGCAGGGATAATATCTTTCCTTACCTCTAACGTTTAATAAAAGCCCGACAGATTCCTTTGGATCTTCAATTTCAGCGTGATTAAGTGCAGCGTCTTTCCAGTTCATCCTACAACTGTACCTATTGATGGAAATTCTGCTCTAGTACATTGTCTGTTAGGAGCACGAATACCTGCAAGATCAAACACTGCTGCTAATTCAAACTGAACAACTTCTCTATTTTCTGCCGATTTTCTATCTATTTTGTATATTTCCTGCGGAAACTCTGCTGTAGAATCTGGTGTTCCATAAGGATTTATGTCTCCAGGAAAATTTACAGCATCAATGAATCTTGCCAAAGTTCTGATACGAGTAACAGTTGCACCAGTAAGATCATTTCCAGTGGTTGTGGCATTTACTGTAAGTAAGATAGATGTAATTGTTCCCAAAGCATTGCTTACTGTCAAAGTGGGGCGAGGTAACTGCCCTTTTGTAAATGCAAAACCTTCGGCTTTTACAGGAAATCTTTGATATGTGTTTCCTGCCCAGACCACTTCTCCGTTATCTTTTAAAGATGAGCCAGCATGAAATCTATAAACTGTAGTCGCTCCATGGAGGCTGTTATCTAGTGCAAGTGTGAATAATTCTATTACTGATGACGGATTTATATTCTGAAGATTGCTAACAATAGCAGCACTACTCATGGTTCAAACACCTCTCTAAATGTTGCTTGGATCGTAGCTCTATTGTTATATGGTATAGATTTTGTCCAGTTCTCGCAAACATATTGTCCTGCACCAGATAAAGTAATCGAAACATTACCACTATTAGTAGCACTGGCAGCAGCAGTGACAGTAAAAACATTTGAATCAGTAACCGAAGCGACAAGGAATGTACCATCAGTTGCCGATCCAGAAGTGTAATCAATAGTAAGTTCATCTCCTACTGCTACACCATGACTTGTGATTGTGATTGTTACTGTAGTACCTGATTGAGAGTAAGTTCCTGTCTTTGTAAAACCTTCTCCTGGTGGAGTAAAAGTAAAGCTGGCACTATCATTAGCACGACTATCAAGGAAGCCTTCTATGGTGTCCGCATCTGTTTCCGATACATTGAAAGTAAAGTTGTAAACTTTTGGATTTTGATGAGCAGCTAGTCCAAATAATATTCTGTGTTCATAGCCATCAGCGAAACG